GTTAAAGTTACACTTGCTGGTGGTTGAACTACAAATGGATTTGGAAGTGTTGTACTTGGTACTGTTGGTGCTTGTGTTTTAGTTGCCCAAGTATAATGTGAGTTTTGGTGTTCAATTAAATTTAATCCTACTGTAAAATCTTCGTTAAAAGATAAGGCATTAACTCTAAATGGTTTAGCTGAAAATCCTAATGAACTATGTGTAATATTAACTATATCTCCTATGGCTAAATCATAAGCTTGGCCACCAGCATTTATATTTAATTTAATAGCTTCTCTTGATCTTCTTAATATAATTTCTGCCATTTCTTCAGCTTGATATGTTGATGTTATAACTTGCCCAAAATCATATCTTCCCTCTAATAAAAAACCACCATCAGCAGTTTTCATTGTTGCGTGCTGGTCTGCACTTGGTAATCCTGAATCATTAATAGGGGGAAACTGTACTTCGTCAACTTGCCAATTTTTATCAGGAGAAACATAAGATACAATAACTCTATTATATTTATCGTTTTGATTTGGACTCGCTAAACTATAACCACCAAATATATCATCTTCATTTAATGTTATAGATGCACTTCCTGTTGTTTCAATAACTAATCTATATTTTCCACTTGTATAAGGTAAGTAACCTCGACAACCTTTTAATAATGTTCTTGTGTTTTCTATAATCTTTTTAGATGTATCTAGTACAGCATTAGCATCAAATATATTAATATCACTACCCCCACTATAAGGTGTAACTTGCGTAACGCAAACTTGTGAAGCATCATAAAAACTTTGTAAATCTATATCTGTTATTGCTAATCCTTTTCCATATCTTGCATCTGTTAAATAATTTAATAAGCACCAAGCTGGATTTGTAGAATAAGAAGCTGTTTGTGCAACTAAACTAGAATTATAAGCAACTACTTTTTTACCTCTTACTAATGCTTGTATTTTTGGAATAGAACCAAAAACATCTTGATTCCATTTAAAACGAACAGCAACATAAGCTAAACCTGATAATTTATGATTACTACCCCAAGAAGATAATGTAGATAATAATGTGGAAGCAGATTGTCCGTCTGAACCATAATGAGGTTCTAATCTAATTAAACTTTCTCCTTTATAAAAATTACTATCAGAACTATCAACTTCAACTGCTGTACCATCTGAAAATGATGATGCAAAAGTTACAACCTTATCATCTATTTTAATTTGCTGAATACTATCTATTTCTCCCTCACTTAAAACCAAAGCAACATATAAATAAGTATTATCTGTTCCTGATGTTTCTATAAATACTCTAGTTCCACCTAATAATCTTTCTCCATATACAACAGGAATATTTGCGTCATTAGATTGTTTATTAAGTAATACACCTGTTTCAAAGTCTTCAGGTTCATTAAGACCAAAGTCAGGAATATCAGGTGTAGGTATTAGCCAAGATATTGCTTTACTAAATACTTTTACTATTGGTTCTACTATTTTTTCTACTACACCACCCATTAGATATGAAACTCCCTTTTATATTTAGATGATACTCTATAAATATTATTTGCTTCATCTAATCTTAACCAATTAATTGGTTCGTCAACATTAAGATAATCTTTGAAATAATGATAAACCCATCTCATAACTTCTTTTGCTTTTCTTATAATTATAATATCGTACAACCAAACATTATTTCCTGTATTCCATTTATCTTTATTTAACTTACCTGTTTTTTTATATTGTTGTTCTGTTGTATCATTTAATAAAGCCCAATTAACAAAACCATATGTTCCTTGTTCATCTTGAAATACTTTATATTGATTTAGATTTATTGATGGTGTTATATGCTGATAAAGTTCTTGGTAAGTATTATTCTTATATTTAGAAAACCTTTGATATAGTTCTATAATATTTTTCATTATGATCGACCCCATTTAATATCTTGTACTGTTTGTGCTGAAAACTCCATTCCAACATCTGTACTAAAGAATCTTTGTGATGATGTTAAGTTTGTTTTTCTTCCACTTTTTTTATCAAAGTTAGCCCAATGAGAAGTAATATTTAAAATTAAACTACTTTCAGTTTGTGATTCTGATATTTCAAAAGTATCTATCTGACCATCATATAAAAGAAATGGGTCTGCTATTAAAGCATTAGAACTATCTAAGAAACCACGATAAACAACAACACTATCATTCACAACATTTTCACTTAAACAAGTAGAAATAAAAGTTTGATCTGCACCTGACAATCCTAATTTTAAAGATGTTTTTGTTATATCTACTTCTTCTGTAAATTCAGAAATACCCATAATAAAGCTAGATGAAGTATAAGTAACACTAGAACCTGATACAGAACTTGTTAATGGAAAAGAACAATTTGTTATATTAACAGGGGTACTAAAGCCGATTGTAATAAGATGAACAGGTCTAAGATTGTTAGTCGCTAGTTCGTTCTTTACTGCTGTTGTTAGACTTCTTGTCATCTTCGTATGTTCTCCTATTTACTTTAACATTTAAAACTTTGATGATAGCTTTATCTGATGGTTCTTCATATTTGCCTAGATTATTGTTGACGATATTAATATCTTTTTCGTCAACTAATTCTTCAGCTAGAACATCAACTGTCGCCCAATGCTTAATTAAATATTTCATTACAAAGCTTCTTCAACGTCAAATTGGTATTCGTAATATAATGCACCATCATTAGACACACCACTTACACCGAACTCTTGTATATCAGAAGTTAAATAAACTGTAAAAGGAACATTGTCATAAGTTACAACTGAATCATCTGCTACTGTTGCTATAAGAGGTGGTTCTATTGTTACTGTTGAAGCATTACTAGAAGCTTGTACATCTGCAACTACCATATAAACTTTAGTATGTGATGCGAACTTAATAAAATCACCAGCTTTAAATGCGTGTGGATTATCGTTGTGGTGTGCGTCCATAGCAATCGTTGTATCTCCAACTGCGTGACTACCATTGACTAAAACTGTTCCTGTTTCATTACCTCTAGCATTTTGTATTTCAGGTGGAATAATTGTAAATGTTTCTTTTCTTGATCTTTGTTTCATAATAAAAGCCATTAGTTCTCCATAAACATCTGATCTAGTTGCTGTAACAATCTGAACTGAAAAAGCAAATCTTTGACCATCTATTTGACGAACTAATCTTTTACCACTATCTGATTTCGAGATAAGAGTATTCTGTATTGACTTTATTCCTAAAGTTCCAAATTTTGCATTTGATATTGGGAAAGCACCTGACATTATATTATACTATTTCTTCCTCTCTCATTAACAGACTCATTAATGATTCTTGATATTGTTCCTCGTCTTTCAATTAATAATTTATCTACTCCACTTGCGTCAACAGCATTAATTGTAAAATTAACATTGACACTTCCTGTTCCTGTTCCTCTTGCTGATTGTGTAATTTGACCAGCTTGATTTGGTATAAATAATTCTGCACCATTCTCTCCTACTACAATAGGTTTGTTTTTTGGTACTGAACCACCACTTGCAAAGAATCCAAATAATCCACCATTACCCCCACCACCACCACCACCCATAGCCATAAGCATAGCTTGTAGTGCAATTTGTTGTTTTAAGTTAGCATTTTGTTGTCTAATAAGATTGTTTTTATCAGACTCTCTTTTGTTTAAAATAATTTGAATAGTTTTTTCTATACCTAACAATGCTAGTCTTTCTATTGTTTTTGCTAATATCTCTACTAATATATTTTGTGCAAGTTGTTGCAAAGTTGCGTTTAATTCTTTACCTAAAATAATTGATTCAGCTAATGATCTTGAAACTCCTGATACAGATTTACTAATTTGTGATGTAATTTGTTTTGATAAATCAAAAGCATCATTTTGTTTTTTTATACCCTCTGCAATTTTCTCAAACAAAGTTTGTTGTTTTCCTAATTTTACATTTGCTTCTTCAATGCTCTTTGGTACTTTTTCTATTTCTACAACTAGAGGTACATCTTTTCCTAATAGTCTTTGTAAATTTTCTATTTGTCGTCTTATAAATCCTACTGCTATTCCTACACCTCTAATTGCCATAGCAAAACCTTTTACTGCAAGAGTTAAAACTTTACTTATTGCTTTACCAATAGCTTCAAATTCTTTTGCGTTTTCCTCTATAAATTTATTTAAAGACTTAAATTCTTTTTTTAGTTCATCAAAAAAACCCTCTCCAGCAATTCCTCTTTTAAAGTTAAATAATTTATCTCCTAACATTGAAAGAGTACCTGTAAAGGTATTTGCTAATTCATCTGTTGCTTTTCCAAATCTTCCACCTTTACTAAATACTTTTTCAAAAGCTTTTATTGTTTCTTCTGCCGAAACAGTTGCACCAGCACTAAATCCTAATAAATCTCTAACACCTCTTTCTCTAAATATATCTGCTGAAGCTATACCACCAGCAAATGATCTTTGTATTTGTTCTGCTGTTGTTG